AAGATTATAAAAAAGAAATAGAAGCTTACATAGATATGGTAGCAAAAGATAATCCTGATCTTTCTAGAAAAGAAGTTTTTGCTAAAGCTAGAGACATCTATGGAAAAGATGCTAAAGCTGCTACCAAGAGTGAAATAAATAAAAGACAGTTAAAGCATTATATGGCCAATGCCCCTAGAATTAATTTAAAAGCAGGTGGTCTGGCTGGTAATCCATCACGCATGAGGAACAGGTAGTACACAATGGCCATTGCAACTACATCAGACTTTGACAGTACCTTCTTTATAGACGAGGTAATAGAAGAAGCCTATGCCATGCTAGGTGGTCAGGCAGAGCTTGCCAATGATGCTATCACTGCCAGAAGATCACTGAACCTGATGCTGACAGACTGGCAGAACCGTGGTGTTCTTCTCTGGGGTACAGACCTAGCCAGTACCACGCTGGTCAATGGAACAGCAGAGTATACGCTCCCTACAGATACCGTGGACGTTCTCTCCGGGTATATCAGACTGACCTCCAATAGCAATGACTTTCAGATGAACCGAATAGGCTACGAGGAATACGAGGCTATCACCAACAAAGCCACCTCTGGCAGGCCCACACAGTTTGCCACGCTCAGAGGAAGAGAGACTGTCAGTGCTTTCTTCTTCCCTACTCCTGACGCAGCAGATACCTACACCTTTAGAAACTATAGAATGAAACGTCTGGCAGATGTTAGCAAGAGTGCTCTCCAGAACGCAGACGTTCCCTTTAGGTTTCTCCCTGCTCTGACCTGTGGTCTTGCCTACTACCTTAGTTATAAGAGGGCAGGTATCCCTGCAGAGAGAATTGCTGTTCTTAAAGCAAAGTACGAAGAACTTCTTACCAGTGCTTTAGATTCAGATAGAAACCGAGTAAGCCTTTTTATCACTCCCAGACTGCAGGTGGTCTAAGCAAATGGCTAAACTTTGTCCCAGAGGTAAAGCAGCTGCAAAGCGTAAGTTTGATGTATACCCCTCTGCCTATGCTAATATGTACGCCTCTGCTGTTTGTTCTGGAAAGGTCACCCCCGGTGGTAAGAAGAAGGGTAAGAAGAAAAAAGTGGTAGGGGCCAAGACAGGAGGCGGTCTAAGGAAGTGGGTATCTGAAGAATGGGTAGACATAGGAGCACCTAAGAAGAATGGAAAATATCAACCGTGCGGTAGAAAATCTACTACAGGTACAAAGAGAAAATATCCTAAGTGTGTTCCTCTTGCCAAGGCAAAGGGTATGTCATCTTCTGAAAAGAAATCAGCTGTTCAACGTAAGAGAGCAGTCAAGCAAGGTGTAGGGGGTAAGCCCACCAATGTTAAAACTTTTGCAAGTAGGAAGAAGTAGGAATGCCTCTAAAAAAAGGTAGCATGAAGGGCCACAGTATCAGCGGTGGGCAGAAGAGACCCACCAAGTCTGGTGCTGGCATGACCAAGAAAGGTGTGGCAAAGTACAGGAGAGATAACCCCGGTAGTAAGCTGAAGACAGCGGTGACAGGGAGTGTTAAGAAGGGCAGTAAGGATTCAAAGAGACGTAAGAGCTACTGCGCCAGATCAGCGGGGCAAATGAAGAAGTTTCCCAAAGCTGCAAAGAATCCTAACTCAAGGCTTAGACAAGCTAGAAAAAGGTGGAAATGTTAAATGGCTTCTAAAAAAGGTTTCTTTATCAGTGATAGATCAGGTTTACGGTACAGGCTTGACCAGAGAGTAAAAGAACCGGGAACAGACTTTATAGTTGCTAAGTCTGAAAGTGATGGTATATTTAATCTTGTAACCAATCCTCAGAATAGAGTAAGATTTCCAATAGACAAAGAAGTTATCAAAGACGCCAGACCACCTGATAATGCTGATAGAAACCAAAGCTGGAGTGCAGTGACCACCGGATGGAGTGAAGAGACTACACAGTGGAACTTTATATAAGTGAGGAATAGAACAACATGGCAGACTTAACAAATGCCAAGATAGCCAATACCTATAAAGACCTCTTACAGGTCAATGCAGAGACTTCTAATGCAGGGTTGGACGGCACGGTAAGAACTATTCAAGACGGAGGAGGAACTGCTTCTCCCATTGCCATGAGTACGGCTCAGTTAAACGTCACGGGACAGTTTGCTCTGGCAGGGACTGTCTTGACTGCCACGGCAGATCAACTTAATAATTTAGCAACGGGTAAACTTGATACTCTGACAGCAGGTGATGACACTGTAAAGATTACTATAGCTGGTGTCTCAGTATCCACTGCCACCGTCAGCGCCACCGTTGTAGTTAATCCTGTTCTTAGTCTTACAGAGGTAGACGCTGCCACGGGTAGTTTTAACACCAAGGTTAGCGCCACTAACTTTATAGCAGGTACAGGTAGCTTCACCACCAAGGTATCAGGCGTAGCAGCAGAGTTCTCTGGTATTGTGTCTGCTTCTAATATTGTTGCTACTAGTGCTACCTTTAACGGTGACGTAACATTAAAAGGCGCTTCTAGTAATATTGTGTTTGATAAATCAGACAATGCGCTAGAATTTGCCGATAATGCAAAAGCAGTATTCGGTGATGGTAATGACCTACAGCTTTATCATGATGGCAATAATTCTATTATTAAACATGCAGGCACAGGTAGCTTACTTTTTTACATGAATTCTGAACTTGCCATTCAAGCAACTCCAAATAGTTTCACAAAACTTTTTCATGATGGCGTTCAAAAATTTACAACAACTGGTTCTGGTGCAACGATTACAGGTGCTATTGTTGCTGACGCTGCAACTGTAGATGATATCAGTTTAGACGGTAAAGTACTAACCATCACAGGAGACACTGGAGATACCTTCAAGATAACCGCTGGAGCTAACGGTGCCACTACACTGGCAACTGTAGATACAGCTGCTGCAGCTGCTGACCTTACTCTAGATGCAGATGGGCTACTTACCCTAGATTCTGGTAATGCATATGGCACTATTAATTTAAAATATCAAGGAACTTTATTCGGTGTAATTTACTCTGCTGAAGGAGAAGGACAGGCAAAAAATCTTGTTATAAGACCTGATGTAGATGATTCAGATATTATTTTTAAAGGCAAAGATGGTGGTGCTTTTATCACCGCCCTAACACTTGACATGAGTGCAGCTGGTAAAGCAATCTTTAATGCTGGCGCTACGTTTGCTGATGACGTAACTGTAGAGGATATTAATCTAAGTGGTAAAGTCCTAACCATCACAGGTGACACAGATGATACCTTTAAGATAACCACTGGTGGTTCTGGTGCTACTACTCTTTCAACAATAGACACCGCAGGTAACAATGGAAGGATAACTCTGGACGCAGATGGTTACATTGAACTAGATTCTGGTGGTCAATATGGTCAAGTCTTTCTTGACATCGGTGGCGTAAACTACGGTGAATTTTTTACTGGTGGCACTAACTTTAACATAAGGAGCAACGTCAACAACGGTGATATAATATTGGCTGGTATTGACGATGGTTCTTATATCAATGTTCTAAGACTTGACATGAGCGAAGCTGGTAAAGCAGCCTTTAACGCTGGAGCTACCTTTGCTGATGACGTAACTGTAGAAGACATTAATCTAAGTGGTAAAGTTTTAACTATCACAGGTGACACTAGTGATACCTTTACAATAACCTCTGGTGCCAATGGTGCCACCACACTAGCAACTACAGATGCTGCTGCAGCTGCAGGACACATTACTCTAGCTCCTGATGGTTATATTGTAAATAATGCTGGCGTAAACGGTACTTACTTTCAAGTTGGTGGTACTTCATACGGTTTAGCTGGAACAAATGGTTCAACAACACAATTTCTTCTTAGATCAATGGTATCTGACGGTGATTTGATTATACAAGGAAATGACGGTGGTTCTACAATTGATGCCCTGACATTTGATATGAGTGAAGCTGGTGCTGCTACGTTTAACAATCGAGTTACAGCAGCAGCATTAACAGTTGATGATATTGATCTAAATGTCAAAACCATCACCATAACAGGTGACACAAACGATACCTTTACAATAACCGCTGGAGCTAACGGTGCCACCACTCTTGCAACAGTAGACACTGCTGGCGATGATGGCTTCATTAAACTGGATGCAGACGGCATTATTGTATTAGATGCTGGAGATGCAAGTGGTCAAACTCAGCTTAAAATTAACAACACAAAATACGGTACACTTTTTAGCAATGGAACTGATTTTTATATAAAAAGCAACGTATCTGACGGTGATGTTATTATACAAGGTGTTGATGGTGGTTCTGCTTTTACCGCCCTGACACTTGACATGAGTGCAGCTGGTAAAGCTACCTTTAATGATTCTATTTCAACACCAGCGCTTTTGTTTTTATCAACAGATGGTGAAAAGATTGCTTTTGGTGCTGATACAGAAATTACTATTCGACATGTTCATAATTCTGGCTTGCAATTACGAAATTCTCAAACTGGAGATGTAGGGGGATTTGTATTAACTTTACAATCTGGTGAATCTGAAGTTGTTACAAATGACGTTATTGGCACAATTGACTTTCAAGCTTACAATGAAAGTTCTTCTGGAGATTCTCGACTTGTTGCTGCTGGTATTGAAGCAGTGGCTGAACAAACATTTAGTTCTACTGCTAACACTACAAGATTAAAATTTAAGACTGCTGTATCAGAAACAGCAACAGAAAAAATGACCTTAACTGGTGCTGGTAATTTAGGTATTGGTACTGCTACACCTACTGAACTTCTCCATATTGCATCCACTGGAGATGCAATTATAAAACTTGAAGCAGATACAGATAATTCTGATGAAACACATAATCCTAAAATTGTGTTCTCTCAAGATGGTGGTGGTGCCACAGCAAGAGTTGGTTATACAAGTGGCTTAAACACCTTTGAAGTGTTTAATGAGTATGGTGATGCTTTACTATTCGGAACAAATAATACAGAACGTATGAGAATTAAAAATGCTGGTAATGTCGGCATCGGCGTATCTGATCCTCTCAAGTTACTTCATGTTGATGGTCCAGCCTTATCAACAGTTAAAACTCTTACTGATGCATCTACTGTAACCTCTGACTTTGACACTGGGCAAAACTTTACACTAACTTTAGCAGGGAATAGAACTTTAGGTGCACCGAGTAATGTTGACGCAGGTCAAGTAGGTTCTATATTTATTATTCAAGATGGAACAGGCAGCAGAACATTGGCGTATAATTCAATATGGAAATTTGCTGGTG